TGAACTCATACTTCGGCCCTCCGCGCCATTTCTTCGTGCCTGGCTTCTTCCGAATCCTTGGTGGGTTGCCACCCCACTGCTGTATGCGTTTCTTACGCTGGCGGGCCATTCGCGCACCTCCTTACGTGACCGTCAGCACGCCGAGCTGCTTCGCTGCCGTGAACTCGTAATCCCAGACCTTCAGTCCGCCGACCGTATGGGAGCCCGTCTCGGTCGGGGTGCACAGCTCCGACAGGGTGAACGTAATCTGCGCCGCGTTGGATGGGTTGACCCCGATGATGGTCACGTCGATGTCCTCGTCATGCTCGTCCGGCGTGAACTTCGCCACCGTGTCCGGTATCTGCTTCGCGCAGGACAGCCGGAGCGTTACCTCCTGGACGCCGAGCAGCACTCCATCCGGCGCGCTGTCGGAGGTCGTGTGGTTCTGCGCTACCCACCACCCGGGGTTGGTGTTCAGCGAGACATCCCAGGACTGCACGAAGTAGTCAACCGTATCGACGGCCACGCTGAACCCGCAGGCGTCTACGTCCACGTTCGTGGAAGGTGCGCCCTGCGCCGCGCCGGTCGCCGTCTGCGTTGGCAGGCCCCAGTACCCGAGGTTCACGCTCAACGGCTCGCCGACCGCACACCGCGCCGTGAAACCGCTGGGCTGGCAGGAGGATAGGGTCCACTCCCCGTCCTGCGTCCCGGCGATACAGGCGACTGCCGCAACGCTGTTGCTCGCCGACGCGCGGAGCATCCCGCTCAGCAGCGCCTTCACCGGGTAGACCACGTCGTAGGACACGACCCCCGTGTAGTGGCTCCGGTGCGAGGCCCGCTGCATCCCGATACCGTCAGTGTACCCAACCTGCGGGTCGATGGTGAGGGAACCGCCGTTGACGGCAACCCCGGGTTCGTCGCCCGCCACTCGACCGTATTCGACTTCGCCGCTATAGGGAGCGTTGGTGTTCAGCGCCATTGGGGCTCCCCTCCTTCTGTTGGACTCTGCGACTCACGACCGGCAACCGGCAACGGCTCAGAACGTCACCGTGATAACCTCCAGGTCCACCGCCACCCCGTAGTAGCGCCCCGGCAGGAGGTCCAGGTCCTCAATCCCCTCCAGGTACGAACCGACGAACCGCACAACCGACAGGCTGGCCGTAACCCCGCTGTCGGCGGTGGTAAGCGTCGGGTCGTCGAGCTTGCGCGTCGCCCCCTGGAAGCATGCCTGGTTCAGCTTCTTCATCCGCTGGCAGCGCGACCGCGCGGGGCTTACCCACTGGCCGGATGTCACGTCGCGACACTGGTCATGGTTCCAGACGTGGACGACGCGGACATTGTACTGAATGCCCTGCTTGCCGCCGATACCGCTGTAGTCCCTGCGCCATATCGCCCCGGTGGACTTCGCGAAGACTAACGGAACGATGCTGCGCCAGGACTCCTCCGGATCGAAACGGTAGTCCCGCAGGTCGCCGAACTCCAGGCGCTTGAGGCTGAAGTACTTGTTTCCGCCAGCACCGACCTCGTTCACCCAGGACGACGGGAGGTGTGCCTTGAGTTCGTCGCACACCGCGTCTACCACGGCCTCATCATGCAGGAAGTCGGTGACGGGCATAGAAGACTCCTATGCGAACCGACCTTTTGAGTTTCGATGGCGGCGGCTAGGTCCGCCGGTACGCCTTCCGCGCTGTTGGCTTGCCATCCTACGATAGAGAGAAGCCTTGCTTCTCGCCTCGCGCCTTACAGATGGCCTTCTTCTTCTATCTCTGGCAGTCTTAGACGCGCTCTTAGCAGTACTCGATGCCCTGCTAGCTCGAACCTTGCTTCTGTTCTTGTAGCTGGTGGACTTCATGGCCATCACTGCACCTCCGTCAGCTCGACCGTCCACGCGACGACGAGCATCGCGCTTTGCACCTCGAACTCGCGGTCCTTGCCCTGCACCGTTGCCCTCGCCCGCCAACCGGACGAGAGGTCGATACCCCGGGGCAGCTTCCCTGTCCAGCGCCATGCCTTCACTGCCCCGTCCCCGTACACCGTAACCGTCCGCGTCAGCGAGACCGGCTCGAAGTACCCGTAGGCCACGCAGGCGAGTGTGTCGTCTTCGTTGTGCTTCATCCCCCACTCGGAGGCGACGCCGGTAGCCCTCTGGAACTCCGTCCGCGTGGTCTGTAGCATCAGGCCTTCCCCCTGCGCGCTGCCTCGCCCGCCGCCTTCACGCCAACCGTCGCCATCTCCTTCAGCAGCCACAGGCGCTTTTCGCCATAGGCCGAGTTCGGCGCGCCGAACAGGAAGTGCGGCTGGCCCGCCTTCGGGTAGCGGCTCGCCGGGTACCGCTTGGCGTAGTCAACCCGCCGGAACCGCCAGCGTCGCCCACTCCACTCTATCAGGTCGTTCCCCTGTGCGCCCTGGTAAAACGGTCGGCGCGCCGTAACGCGGTTGGCCCAGGCCGTCACCGCGCCCTTCGTCCCCTTGCCCCAATGGGCGGGCTTGTTCCACTCGCCCGGGTTGCTCGCCCCACCGCCGCGCTTCGAGATGCCAACTCCGCTCCCCCGGTAGACGTGCTTCCCGCGCCGCTCTGTGCCCGCGCCTACCCGCCCGCGCAAGCGCCCGCGTTCCTCGTGAACCGATGCCGCGTACTCTGCCGCATTCCCGCCGAACGTGACCTTCGCCCCGTCTGCGGTCAGCTCGTCCCTCCCGGACTTCTCCAGGTCGCGGAACAGCTTCGGGGCCTTCTGCTTCGCCAGCGTCGTGATTGCAGGCGCGCCCCTACGCTGAACGAACCCCAACATCGCCTTCCGCGCCGCAACGCCCGCCGCGTCGGAACGTCGCGCGAGGGCGGCCACGATGGCCTGCGGGTTGTCGGCGGAGAGGGGCATGAGTTATCCTCTGCGGCGCTTGCGCTGCCGCCTACGAGACGACCGGTTTACCGCCCCCCAGTGCGGGGACGCCCCTAGAGTATTCCACCGAAGAAAACTCGCCGTCTTGTTGCCGAACGGTGTTACGCTTGTTATCTGCATGGCCGCGCGGCGTGCCCGGCCCCTCATGGAAGTTACACTGCGCGCCGATTTTCTCTTCGCCATCCCGCACCTCCTACGTCGCGATGCTGTTCTGCCACCAACGCCGGGTCGAGGCCCCCGTCCCGCGCCCGGGGATAGTCGTCGCCCCTCGGTGCAGGAACTCCCCCATGAGCAGCTTCACCACCTGCGGCCAGTTCGACCAGACCGGACGGTACGTGTTCACGTTCACCGCGCCGGTCGAGACGGCCACGACTCCCTGCGAGTGCATGGCCCCCACGTCAACCGGCCCCAGGTCCCCGCGCCGCTTACGCAGCAGCCACAAGGCGAGGTGGCAGGTCGCCTCCTCTACCTTGTCGGGAATCTCCAGGTCGCCATTGTCGTCGTAGTCTATGCTGCGGGGGAACATCAACGCCTGCTCAGGGTCAACCCAGTCGAACTTGTTGTACCACGCGCCCAGGGCCTTGAGCTGCACGTCGATACTCTCGGGGTCGCGGCAGGTCGCGGCGATCAACGCGCGGGTCCTTAGCCCGTCGTCAAACGAAATCCAGTCGTCAGCATCCAGCCCGTCGCGGAACCACAGGTCCGCGAAGGCCAACGTGACGTAACTGTTCGCGTCGGTCGCCGCGACCGTCGCAATCAAGGAAGGCTTTTGGGCCGCCATCTCAGTCACCGCCCTTCAGGGTCTACGGGCTAGGACTGCGACGTGCCCTCACCCTCGATGAGCGTGAAGTTGAGTTGGTCATACACGCTGGCCGTGTAGTTCACGATGCCCGCGCCCAGGTCGATGTCGAAGTTGATCCCCGTCCCGGTCGGGATTACTGGACTGGAGGCCGTCATGTTGTCGAAGGGCTCGCCGACCTGCGCGGTAAGCGAAGTGCCCGTCTTCAGGACGTGACTGCACAGCCCCGTCTCGACTCCCGCCGCCGACACACGGTTCAGCGAGTACGTCACCCACATGATACCGTCCGACGCGGAACCGGAACCCGTGCGCGAGGCCCTGGCCGTCCAAGTTGGAGGGGAGTTCGTATCCAACGACCAGTCGTGTCCGCTGTTGTTCCAGAACACGGGGATGTCGGTTGCATCGGCGGAAATCGTCGCCGGTACGGTCCAGGTGATATGCAGCTTGCGCGGCTCGATACCCATGTCTCGTCTCCTCTCGCGCCTGCCTACTGTCTGCGGCGCGGGGGTTGGTCGTCACTCGTCGGTCTCGTCTCGGCCTGTCCGCCGGGAGTCAGTTTCGCCAGGGCGGCGGTAAGGGCTTCCACGAGCCCCTCCTGCCCCTTGGCCTGCTGCTCGGCGAATATCTCGGCCATCCGTTCGCGCTCACTCTTCACCGGCTGCTCCAACCGCTCAGCCCGGCGCTGGCGAATCCGAACGCATTCGTCGGCGGCATCGAGCAGGTGCTGGCGCTCATCCTGGGTGAGACCCCTTGCCGCGTTCGCGGCTTCCCGCAGCGCCGGTTCTAGGTCCCGCTCAATCCCGCGCACCCGGCATTGCCAGATGCGTTTGATACGCCTGCGCTCGCACCAGTCGGCGTCGCAGCCGTTGGTGTTGTGGAAGTAATCGGACAGACCGTAGGGCGGCTTCAGGCACAGCCAACCGCCCGCGAACTCCTTCCGATTGCCCTTCCTCGTCACGCCCATCTGTTCCGCAGCAGGCGTCAACGCCTCTGCGCCGCCATCTGTCGTGTGCATGTAGGGCATGTCTGACCGCCTTTCAGCGATAGAGGTTACTGCCGCCCGTTAGGCGTAGTCTGTCTCGTAGGCGTTCGCCGCCGCACCGTCGATCTCGCCGACGCCGTAGCACATCGTGGCGACGAACTGGTCCAGCCGGTAGCTGGCGTCGTGCTCGAAGTCCGGCTCCAACTCCCACAGGATCGCGATCCCGACCGCCGGACGCCCCGAGTACACCGCGCCCGACCAGTCCGCACCGCTATTGGCCGAAGGGATCAGCGGGTCGCGGATGATGTTGATCCCGCCAATGGGGTCGATGTCGTAGTTCCGCACGATCTGCTCGGCTGCCCCGTCCGTGCCAGAAATCATCGTCACGGTCCCGCCGTTCACGATGTCGTAATACTGACGCGGCTTGAGGATTGCGGCATATGGCCCCCGGTAGTTCCGGGTCTCCAGGGAATTTCGGGCAGCCGCCAGGAGCGGCCATGTCGCGGCGCTTCCGGAGGTCCCGCTCTCGTTGTCGAAGCTGGTATGCAGGGCGTACACGTCGCCGGATAGCTTCTCGGCAATCGCCTGCCCCAGCATCCGACCGGCCCGCGCCACCGGGTCCTGCGCCGCCGTCCGGCTCGACATCTTCGTCACGACCTCGATGGCGATCTTCTCGCTGACCGTCACTGTCGCGTCGGTCGGCGTATACGCCTGTGCAACGTTGTGGTCCTCGTCCTCGCTCACATCGTAGCCCGTGAAGTAGTTCTCCAGCGGGAACGACGCAACTTTAGTCTGCAGCCCGGTCAAGTCCTTGAACCAGAATCCGGGCAGCGTCCGGCCAATCATCCCCGGCATGAAAATGCCCGCCGCCCGCGCGGCGACCATTGCCGGGGCAATCCACTCGGCATACATCTCCGAGCCCTGCGTGGTATACGTGGTATGCGCCATTGTCCTATCCCTTTCCGCGCGCTACCGGCCTGTTCCGATCAGCACGTCCAGCTTGTTCCCGGCTTCCATGTCGCCGTTCATGTAGGCCTCTGTGAGCTTCGCGATTGCCTCGCGCCGCTCGGCCTCGCTTTGCGGATGACCTGTCGGCTGGGCAGGTGGGGCGGCTGGCGTACCCACGCTGCGGGGCGGAGCGGTCGCGGCGGTCGGCTCGGGCTTCGGGCTGTAGGCGGCTATGTCGGCCTCCCACGCGGCCTTCGCTTCTCGCATCGCCGTCTCCACGGCCTCGGGCGTCTGCTCGCCAGAGAGGCAGGCTGCGTACACGTCGGCATGGTACCGTGCCGGTACGCGCGTTGCACTCGCGGCGATCAACGTCCCGATGACGGCCCGCTTTCGGGTACCGTCCAACTCGGCCCGAAGCTGCTGTGCCTCGGCGGCCTGGGCTGCGGCCTCTGCGGCAGCAGCCTCGCGCGCCTTACGTTCGCGCTCGACCTCGGTGAGTTCCTGGTCCTTGCGGGCCTGCTCGGCCTTCTCGAACTCGGCCAGCTTCGCGTCCCGCTCAGACATCGCTGCGTCCAGTTTGGCCTGCCACTCGGCCTCGGCTGCCTTGCGGGCTCCTGCAGCGGCGGCATCCGACCTCCGCTGTGCCTCGGCCATCGTGAGGACTTCCGCCGCCGGGGGGACCGTAGTCTGCCCCGTAGGCGCTCCGGCAACGTCCACCTGCTCAACAGGCGCGTCCGGCATGGTTACTCCTCCACCAGGGTATACCGCTCCCGCGAAGTACCTTCGCCCTCTACTCCGGCGATACGGTAGTTCCGGTAGCGATGCGTTTGTCGGGCGTCCGAGGGCACGAGCCCCCGGTGTCGCCCACGGTCGTCTACGACGATCTGCACCTTGTCCCCCTGCGCGGGGGCGCGGTTGCCATCTCGGGCACCGAGGAACTCGCGCCCGACCGTGATGTCCTTGTGGTTCGGGTCAACCCGCACTTTCCACTTCGGCAGGGGCGGGTCACCGGGTTTGGTTACGGGTCGGCTCACTAGGGCATTACCTCCTCGTACCACTTCGCGTGATAGGTGACCGTGTTGGTCGCCGCGCCGGAGGTGATGACCAGGATGTAGGTCGTGTTCTGCCTCAGGATGATTTCCTCGCTTCGGTCAAGTGCCCCGGCGGCGCGGTTCGTCGGGGTTGTCGCCGCCCCCAGCTTTACCCCCAGAATCTTGCTGCCGAGCGCGCTGGCCGTCCCGTTGCGGAAGATGGTCAGGGAGGTGGTCGCGTTGCTGTTCCGGTTGTTGTTGAGCACCTGCGCCGGACTCAGCGCGGTGGAGGCAGTCCCTCCGCCGCCGTAGGTCCCGCCCTCGTAGAAGTCCACCGTCACGAGGGCCTGGGCGTCCACCTCGAAGGTCATGTGCGTCCAGGTCGTCGTGTTCGGCGTCGTAAAGTACCAGGACATGGTACTGCCCGACCCGAGTTCGATATAGTCCCCGATGTAGAAGTGCTTCGACTCGTGGATGCTGTGGTGCTCCGAACTCATTGTCGGCAGGGCCTCGTTTTCCAGGCCCTCAATGTAGACAGGGTCTGAGGAGGTGCCCTTGACCCAGAGCTTCTCGGTTGCCTCCGTCGCGACGTACACCGGAGACCCGGAGACACCCCCCACATAGACGGGGTTGCTGCTGGTTCCCTTCACCCACAACTTCTCGGTCGCCTCAGTAGCTACATTGACCGGACTGCCCGAGACTCCGCCGACATAGACCGGGTTCGAGGAGGTACCTTTGACCCACAGCTTTTCAGTGGCTTCCGTGCCCACGTAAACCGGACTGCCCGAGACCCCGCCTACATAGACCGGGTTCGAGGAGGTGCCTTTGACCCATAGTTTCTCCGTTGCTTCCGTACCCACGTAGACCGGAGAGCCCGAGACTCCTCCCACGTAAACGGGGTTCGAGGATGACCCCTTTACCCAGAGCTTCTCCGTGGCTTCGGTCGCCACTTAGACCGGCTTTGTCGTCGTCCCTGCGACGTAGGTGGGGTTCGAGCTTGTCCCCTGCGTATATAGGGGGCTCCCCGGGGCAGTTGTAACGTGCAGGGCATAGGTTGTCGGGTCGGCCCGCAGTTCTACGTCGGTCGCATTCCCTGAACCCGTAAACACTCGCGGGTAGGTCCAGCCGTATAGGTCGGACTTCGTCGGCATGGCTCACCTCCGCAATCCGGCTCGTAATCCCCGACACGCAGACAGGGCAGGAACCGTTTCCGGCCCCTGCCCTGGAGCGTGCCCTGTTCTGCGGTCAGTCCCCGAGGCGAGGGATGTTCGGGCTGCAGACCCTAGACCGCAACGACTGTTGTGTGCGTTCGGCGAGCGGATCGACCCGCCTAGCGCACGATGCGGCAGTCACCCATTACCCGAATAGCACAAAGGCCCATTGGTGTCAAGCGCCTCCGCGCCCGTGCCACTCGATGAGTGAGGTCAGTTCCAGCAGCTTCCTCCCGCCTTCGACCTTCGCCACGACCATGTGGTTCAGCATTGCCGCCGCGAGTTCCTCCTCTGTGCGCCCCGTCAGCCGCGCCGCTGTCGGCACTGTCAGGAAGGCCCTGTCCGGCAGGCAGCGGAACAGACGGCCATCGGCCTCGGCCTTCTGCGCGGCGTCGGCCTGCAGCGCCTTGAAGTCGTCCGGCATGGCGAACGTCAGGTAGGCATGGCCTGCTTGTATCCGAGGGTCGCACCACACAGGCACCTTCCCCAGGTCATAGACGCGCTTGAAGAAACACAGGTCCTCGGTGCGGTAGTTCGGCAGCATCCCGAAGCAGAGACCGAACCTGCGGCGCACCGCGTCCAGGAGCCCGCGCTTGACCAGCAGGCAACCGCCACCCGCCCCGTCCACACGGAACGGGCGGTCCCACGGGAACTCCAGCACGTTCGTCCAGAGGTCCCTCTCCGGAGCGTAGCGGTAAATAATCGGCAGCCGCGTCGGTTCGCGGTTCGTGTAGAGGCCGGACACGATTTCGCAGTTCCCGTCCTGCTCCTCGATGGCCCTCATGGAGTGGATGAGCCGCCCCACCACGTCAGCGGAGAACACCATGTCCGTATCGAGGTAACACAGCCACGCGCCCTCGGTCTGGTTCGCCGCCTCCTCCCGCTGCTGGTCATTGTATCTATGCCCGGACAACGGGTACTTGATACGCCAGTCGAACCTCGGCTCGGCGCGGCCGAACTCAGCCTCGATGTTGCGCGTGTTCCAGTCGCGGATGGCATCCCAGTTGTGGACCCACTGCTTCGACTGCTGGTCTAGCCCCATCATGGCGTAGACGGTGCCGATGTAGCGCACGGGCTTCTGGCCGGTCGGCGCGGCCTCGGCGTCTTCTTCGGTCGGCGGGCACTCCCAGTTGTCGCGGGCCTCGCGCCGTTCTTCTGCGGTAGCAGTCGGGGTATATACCTGCGAGACGTTGTGGTCCTCACTCTCGACAACCGATGTCACCCTACGCCTCCCTCTGCTTGTTCCGCACGCTGGCCTTCGGCTTGCGCTTCACGATACGCTTCATCTTCTTCTCTGCCCGCAGGTCCCGCTTGTGCGTCCCGCCGAACTCGCGGCTCTTGTCGCGCCGGAAGGTCCGGCTCATGGCACACGCCCTCCAATCTGTCCTCCGTTCGCTATGTCGAGCCCCAGGTCGTCCGCGTACTCCTCCAGGGTCGTCCGTAGTTCTTCGATCGACTCCTCAGTGGTCGCCTCGGGGATGTATGCCCCAAAGTCGTGAATGCAGTTGCTTGACACAACGCCGCTGCAAACATACAATGAGCTTAGGGAATGGAGGTCATAGACATGGGCACTTACCGACGCGCGATTGACCGAGACGACCTCACAAAGCTCTATGCCGCCGGGCATAGCGTTGGCTATCTCCAGCGGCACTTTGGTGTATCCCAGGGAACCATCGATAAGCGAATCAAGGACTGGGGCATCCCCAGGCGAACGTGCTCGGAACAGCATCGGATACGCATGGCGACGCTCGGACCAGAAGGACGGAGGCGTATCACGCAAGCTGCCCACGATGCTGTCCGAGGCAAGCCCCAAACGGATGAGTTCCGGCGTAAGCTGGCTATCGCCCGCGAACTCAAGGGTTCGTTCGGGAGCCGAATGGAGGAACTGGTTGCTCAGGCTCTGGCCGAACGGGGGTGGGCCACAGTCCCCCAGAAGGCTGTCGGGCGCTACAACCTCGATCTGGCCCTGGCAGAAGCACCCGTCGCCGTGGAGGTCTTCTGCGGAAACTGGCATAGTCATGGTAGACATGCCGCGCGCCACAAGCGCCGCAGCGAATACGTGCTCAACGAGGGGTGGCATCTTATCGTACTCTGGTTGAGTTCCCATTACCCGTTCGAGGCCGGGTGCATAGACTACATAGTCGCCCTGGCAGAGGCTGCCCGCGCGGACCCAACCCTCCGGCCCCAAGAGCACATGATTGGCGGTCACGGAAAGCCGTGCGCCAGAGGCAAGGCTAAGTTCGACCGCCTCGCCAACGTACCAAGCGCGAGTAGCCCCCAGTAGGTTCGGGGCCACTACCCTCGTGCCGGGCAGCAGGCACCTCGGATGTCCGACCGGCGGGCTGTTCTTCTTCCCCACGCGCCGGTCGCGGGCTGTGCTGTGCTCGACCTTGATAAGCTCTATCGGCCCGCCCCACAGGGCCTCAGGAACGCCATCAGGCTTGGCCCGCTGGTTCGAGATGCTGAACACCTTTCCGTCCGCCCACAGGCAGGTCTTGCAGGTCGTCTCAATCCTGCCGCCAATCACAATCACGAGGTCATTCCCCGTCTCTACGACGCGGTTCAGGCCCGCCTCCCTCGCGGCCTTCTGAGCTACCGTGCGCCCCAGCATCTCGGCGTAGTCCTCGATGGCCCAGTTCCGCTTGAGCCCGACCATTACCCCGCCCTTCTGCATCTCCGCGTCCACGAACTCCCTCGCCAGCCGCCCGGTGAGTTCGCTGCCTGTCTCGCCCTTCGCCAGCGCCACCTGCGCGAAGTGCGCCTGGATTTTGCGGTAGGCGTCGTTCTCGCGGCGGAGGACGGCTTGGTAAAGGCCCTGGTAGCCGTCCGTAGCCTCCTGGGCGATTGCGAGCATGGCCGGAACGTGAAAGTCGGTCATCGCGGCTTCTACCACGTCCGTGACGCCCTGCAGCGTCAGGGACTTCGCGGTCAGGTTCAGGCCGACTGCGTATCCCTGCTGGACGAGGTTCGCGGCCATGCCGAACTCGCCCGGCGGCCCGAGGACCTGCGCGCTTACTTGCGCGATAGCCTCCTCGACGAGGGCCAAGCGCCCCTCAACGAACTCGATGGTCCAGGTCGTCCCGACGCCGCGCGCAAGGGCCTGTTCGCGGAGTCGCAGTAGTTCGGCGGCCAGCTCGGCATGAGCCACCTTCAGCGCGGCCAGGAGTTCCTCGGCGGTTGTGGGTGCGGGCTTTGGCTTCGGCACCGCCTACCCTCCCTGTTCGTTCACCGCGCCTTCGAGGTCGCCGCCGCCGATGTCCGTACTCCCGCCTGCCGCTTCCTGCGCGGCCCCGAACGAGGCCTCCATCGCCGCCTGCGACTCTGCTTCGGATGCCGCGACCTCTGCCTCGCACTCTTCCTGCGTCATCTCAGGGAACACAATCTGTACCAGACGCCATTTCTGCAGCGGGAGTCCACTCAATGCGGCCTGCGACGCAAGCTGCACGGACTCCAGCATGTCCTCCGGAAGGCCGTCAGACCACTCCAGGTGAATCTCGTCGGGTTCCAGCCAACCGACCGACTCGACACCCTCGGCCCCCTGGACCCACGCCGCATGGAGCTTCGTCGCCGCCGACAGTACCGCCCGGAGCAGCGGGTCGATTACCAGCCGGTGCCCGTCTACGGTTGAGGTCGTATTCACCTGCATGAGCTTGATTGCCCGACCGGACGGCGGCAGCCCCCCGTCAATCAGACCCATGCTCTCGGGGTTGACCCGCGAGACCCGCGCGAAGTCCCGCTTGAGGGTATCCGCCTCGGCCTGCCCTTCGGCGGTCGTGCCCGGGTAGGGGATGTACCCTGGCGGGTCCTCGCCCTGCTGTAGCGGGATGGCCCGGTTGCGGTAGTAGTTGAACTCCATCCCCTCGCCCTCCCGGTCGAACAGGGAAATGTCCCCGTAGAGGATGAGGTCCTCATGCTTGTCCAGGATTGCGTTCGTCTCCGTATAGCGCCGGTTGAGTTGCCGCTGGATTGCTTCGGTCTCGCAGTAGTCTGAGCGCCCCCACGGTCGGGTGCGCGCGGTCTTGCGGTTGGGGATGAGCACAACCGGCAGCACGTCGATGCCCGTCTCGACGAACTCCTCCAGCGGGGCCAGTATGTCGGGGCGCTTCTCCCACGGCACGCGCCTCCGCAGGCGTTGGTCGGCCTGCATGTGCCCCGTGTAGGCGGTCGCCGAGAGTTCGTAGAGGCGGTTCTCAATCAGCCCACTCTGCGTCCCGTCCTCGTCAGTGACCAGCGTGTGCGCCTCCTCGAACAGCCAATCATGCGCGTTGTCAAGCGGGTTCGGGATGACTGTAGAGAAGACGGCCTCCGTCATTCGGGCCGCGTCCAGCGGGTCGAAGGTCGCGTCGAAGGACTCGGGGTCTACGATCGTCACCCGAACCGCGTTCGCGGCAGCATCATAGAAGGCCTTCAGCACACCGTCCCCTGCCCAGGAGCGCGTCTCGACCGCCAGCTTCCCTTCGGTGTCGAGCTGCGAGGCCTCCCAGATGTCCTTGAGCATAGCGGCCCGAGGGTCCTCTTCCTGCGCGATAGGCAGACCGTCCTCGCCGACCGTCTCTACCTGTTCGTCTTGGGCGACCCCGGGCTTTGGCGGACTTCCCCACAAGCGGTCCACGATGGTCTGCGTCAGCGCGGCGCTTACGTTGACCGTCACGTAGGGAGCATCATCGGGGTCTCGTTGAGGGTCCCACAACTCCTCGTGGTCGCCGGAGAATATGCGCTCATAGTGCCTGTAGGTCCGGTACCGCGTCAGCGCCGGTTCCTGCGGCCAGAGTTCGCCAGCGGATTCCTGCTGGAACGGGTAGGTCATCGTCGCGGCCATTGTCGCGGCCCCCTTTCGGAGGGAACTCAGCATGGAGCGTGCGAGGGTTGCAAGACTCATCGCCTGTGCCTCCTGCCAATGCGTTCAGCGAGGCGGTCTTCGGCGGGCGCGAACGCGGGTAGCTTGTGGCGCTGCGGAGTCGGGAGCCTCATCACCCCATCCTCCGCCACGGGTTCGTCATCACGCTCCTCGAACCTGTCCGCGTTCGGGTTGCGGGCGAGGTAGTAGGCGACGCTGTAGCGTAGGCAATCGGCCGCGTGGTCGTTGGCCTTCTCCGGCACCTCCTGCGCGTTGCGGTCCTCGGGCCTTTCGGGGTAGCGGTAGAGGTTCAGTTCGTGTACGGTAATCGGGCAGCGGTCCGGGTTGATTCGGAACCGCCCCTCGCGGATGAACCGCCTCAGCCGCCGAATGCCCGCCGGTACCTCGCGCTCC